CAACGTTCAACCACACGAAGTGTATAACCTAGCTGCTCAATCTCATGTGGGTACTTCCTTTGAACAACCAACTAATACTTGGAATGTGGTTGCTCAGGGTTGCATGAACATCCTAGAAACGATCAGGAGCATGTCGAAGCGTCCTCGTTTCTATCAAGCAAGCTCTAGCGAGATGTTTGGCGATAGCTTTGAGTGTGATGACTCAGACTGCTTAGAAGCCTATCAGGACGAGTATACGGTGTTTAATCCGCAATCTCCCTACGCAGTGGCTAAGTTAGCCGCACATCAAGCTACAACGCTCTACAGGGACTCCTACGGCATCTTCGCGTGTTCTGGCATATTGTTTAACCATGAGAGCGAAAGACGCGGAGAGAACTTCGTGACGCGCAAGGTGACGAAGTATATAGCTAAACTACATCAGGCATTGGATGAAGGTGGCGATATACCCATTTTAAGTCTAGGCAATCTTAATGTGGAACGGGATTGGGGCTATGCACCAGAATACGTAGAAGCCATGTGGCTCATGCTACAACAGGAGAATCCCGATGATTTTGTTATATCTACAGGAGAGACTTGGACTATAGAAGACTTTGTAATAGAAGCATTTAGGTGTATAGATATATATGAGTACAAAGATTATGTAAAAATAGATGAAAAACTGCGCAGACCTTCTGAGGTTTATTATTTGAGAGGCAAAAGCGACAAAGCTAAGGAGTTGCTTGGGTGGAGTCCTAAAGTAAGTTTTGAGCAGTTAGTAAAAATAATGGTGGATCATGATATACAAGGTGGTTATGGATACGTCGAAGATCAGCTCTCTTATGGAGAGGTTTGGAATAACTGAATACATCAAAAACAGATGTTATTTTTTTATTCAAGCAGAAGATCCAGATGAAGCTTGTTATCTAGCAATGAATAAGCTGAAGGAAGGCGTATTAAAACACAACCCGATAGATGCCGTAAGGGATATAGTAAAAGATTTTGACAATACCACCAAGGTGGTTAAAGCATCAAAAATGAAGCCGCGTAAGAGATGAGAAGAGACTATCACGATCCAGTCTATGCAAGCTGGCGCAAACAGGTATATGAAAGAGACTCTTATGAGTGTCAAATGCCCGGATGCAATAGTAAAAGGAAGCGTCTTAACGCGCATCATATAATTAGGTGGGCAGATGCTCCTCATTTGCGTTACGATTTGAATAATGGAATAACGCTGTGTTGGAAATGCCACAAAGAAGTAACGGGGGCAGAACAGAACTATGCGAGTCTGTTCTGGGACATACTAAGAAACAATGAGAAGTGAATACATAATACTAAGAGACACGAGAGAGAAGAACGGCTGGACTTTTCAATCGTTTGACCGCTGCAAAGCCGTGAAAGACTGGGGTTTGAAGACCGGCGACTACACGGCGAGAGGATTGGAAAAGAGCCTAGTAATTGAGCGCAAGGCCAGCACAGGCGAGTTGGCTATGAATTTAGGGCAAAAGAGGAAGCCGTTTGAAGCAGAAATGGAACGCATGTCTAATTTCCGATGGGCATACATAGTATGTGAGTTCTCGATTGACGACATTATGTCGTTTCCTGAGAACTCAGGGATACCAAAAAAGAGATGGCAGTACATGAGGATGAACGGGAAGTTTATATGGCGGAGAGTTAGGGAGTTGGAGGAAAAATATAACGTGGTGTTTCTATTCTGCGAAAACAAAGTGGATGCCGAGGAGAGAGTGTTTAGAATTTTTGATGAAGTTACGGAGATACTAATTCGTGAACAAGTCAATTAATACACTTAAAATATTAGAAGATGCATGGCTGAATCTAGACCAAGACAGCTCGAATATTATAAATCCGTTTGCAATTGAAACTGAAGAAGAGTTTCATATAAAACTAACTTGGCTTTTGGCAAACCCAGAATACTTCTCATTTATATGCAAATACATATTTAACGTAGAGATACTACCATCTCAAGCTCTATTCTTACAGGAGATGTGGTCTAGAAAATTTCCAATGTTAATCGCTAGTCGTGGTTTTGGTAAGTCTTTCATACTATCTCTATACGCCATGCTAAGGGCTTTGCTTATGCCCGGAAGAAAGATAGTTGTTGTTGGTGCTGCTTTTCGTCAGTCTAAAGTCCTATTTGAATACATGGACACTATATGGAGAAATGCACCACTTCTTAGAGACATAGCTGGAGGCAGTAGTGGGCCACGAAAAGATGTCGATATGTGCAGAATGATTATAGGCGATAGCACTGTAACCTGCTTACCACTTGGAGATGGCTCTAAAATTCGTGGTCAACGTGCTAATGACATTGTTGCTGACGAATTTGCATCTATACCTCGTGAAATATTTGAAAACGTTGTTGCTGGTTTCGCCGCTGTTTCTGCCTCTCCCATAGAAAATGTAAAACGAATAGCTGCCGAAAAACAAGCTAAAGCGGATGGTATTGAGTTAGAAGACACTAGAGACGAGATGACGAAGCTGGGAAACCAAATTATCCTCTCTGGAACTGCTTACTATGACTTCAATCATTTTGCTGAATACTGGAAGAAATGGAAGCAAATCATAAATAGCAAAGGTGACAAGAAGAAGCTAGGTGAGATATTTGGCGAGGATGGAGTACCGCCTGATTTCGACTGGACTGAATACTCTATCATTAGAGTGCCTTTTGAGCTTCTACCGGAAGGTTTTATGGATGCTGGACAGGTAGCAAGATCTAAAGCCACCGTACACGCCGGTATATACCAAATGGAGTTCGGCGCTTGCTTTTCTAGTGATAGTAATGGCTTTTTCAAAAGATCGCTTATAGAGGCTTGTGTGGCTTCTCCTGAGAATGAAATAAGCCTGCCTAGTGGTGAGGTTAACTTTCATGCCTCGATAAGAGGAAACCCAAAAGCTAGGTATGTGTATGGGATTGACCCTGCTTCTGAAGTAGACAACTTCTCGATTGTCGTTATGGAGTTGCATGAAGATCACTCAAGGATTGTTTATTGTTGGACTACTAACAGGTCTGAGCATAAAGAGAAGATAAAAGCGGGAGTTGTAAGCGAGACAGATTTCTATTCTTACTGTGCTAGAAAGATCAGAGACCTAATGAAGGTATTCCCTTGCGAGGAGATCGCTCTAGACGCTCAGGGTGGCGGTATAGCGATTATGGAGGCTCTACACGACAAGGATAAGATACAAGAGGGAGAGCTTCCTATATGGCCTACTATAGACGAGAAAAAAGAAAAAGATACCGATGGCCAAGCAGGACTACACATTGTCGAGCTTATACAGTTTGCTAAAGCGGATTGGGTTGGAGAGGCTAATCATGGGTTAAGGAAGGATTTTGAGGACAAGGTAGTGCTATTCCCCTACTTTGACTCCGCTACCATAGGTTTAGCTATATCCGACGACAAACTAAAAAATAGGCTATATGACACGCTAGAGGATTGTGTGATGGAAATAGAAGAGCTTAAGGATGAACTCTCTATGATTATCATGTCACAGACAACTTCTGGCAGAGATAAATGGGACACTCCTGAAGTTAAACTTCCGGGAGGAAGAAAAGACCGACTTAGAAAAGACCGTTACTCATCTTTAATTATGGCTAACATGTCTGCAAGAAAGATAAGAAGAACTCCAACACCACAAGAGTATAACGCCGTTGGCGGATGGGCTGGAAAAACAGTATCTGAAAATGGAGATGGTTTTATAGGACCTGCTTGGTTTACAGAAGGAATGAAGGATGTGTATTAATTTGGTGTATAATCAATTAGATTAATCTTTCAATCATTCCAATTACATTCCAAACGAGAAAAATAATGGCAGAAGAAAATCAAGATATGCAAAAGGCACAAGGTTTTGTTACTTGGGCAGACGACTCTGGAAAACAACAAGCTTTGGTCGAAACTTCAGACAACATAGATCACTACGACGGTATACAAAAAACCGTTGGTTATAGGAGAAGATCGTTCTTAGATCTAGAAACCAATCGCTCTGTTAGAGTTGGTTTTACTAGAGAAGACTATAACAGATTTAGAAGTGAAGAGGCTGTACCCTACAAACAAAAAGAAGCCATCCAGATGTGCATGGCTGCATACGATAAAGTCGGAATCATTAGGAATGTAATTGATTTGATGTCTGACTTTGCTTCTCAGGGTATAAATCTCGTACACCCAAACAAGAGAATAGAAAAGTTCTATAGGAAGTGGTTTCAAAAGATCAACGGCAAAGAAAGATCTGAAAGATTCTTAAACACCCTGTATAGATGTGGAAATGTAATTGTTAAAAGAAGAACGGCAAAGATAAGTAAGAAAGCCGAAAAAGAATTGAGGTCAGCAGGCTCAGACATGAGCAT